TTACAAAAGATAATGGGAATGGAAGGAAAAGCGCCGGACACAACGCCAGCGCCAAAGATTATTCCATTCAGTCCGCGCTCGGCTTTCGGAATGAGTGAGCCGTCGCCAATGGATCAGAAGTCGCAGATAGACGCTAACCGGTCTTGGGTTTATGCCTGTGTCAAAAGAAGGGCCGACAAAGTCGCCAGTATAAGATTAAATCTATACGAAAGAAAAAACGAATCAGAAGTAGAGGAAAATAAATCTCACGATGTTTTAGATTTGCTTGACCGGGTCAATAACTTTATGACTCGGTATGATTTATTTGAGTATACCAGTATGATGTGGGACTTGGCCGGAGAATGTTTTTGGTGGAAGATTAGAGATAAAAGCGGACAGATAATTTCAATCTATCCCTACCTGATGCCGTATTATATGGATGTCGTGCCTTCTAAGGAAGAGTTTGTTGCCGGCTACGCCTACCATGTCCCGGGGACGGGAGAAACTATCACATTTCCAGCCGATGATATTATTCACTTCAAACACGCGAATCCGACTAATCCTTATCGCGGACTTTCGCCGGTCAAAGCGGCCGAATATGCTATCTCAACCGATCGGGAAGGCGCGAAATGGAATTACAACTTTTTTAAGAACAGCGCCCGGCCAGACGGGTTGATACTTTACCCGGGGACGATGAGCGAGGAAAAATATCAGCGGATGAAAACGCAATGGGAAGTCAATCATCAGGGAACACTCAACGCCCACAAAATGGCCATCATTGAAAGCGGCGACCCGGAAGGTAAAATTAAATCAGAATTTGTTGAAACCGGATTTGCTCAAAAAGATATGGATTTTATTGAGCAAAGGAAATTCAGCCGCGATGAGATATTTGTAATTTTCGGAGTGCCAAAAGGAATAATGATTGCGGATGATGTAAATCTGGCTAACTCCAAGACGCACGAAAGCATCTTTATTAAAGACACAATTATACCAATTTATCGGAAATTAGTAAGTTATTTAAATGAGTTTCTTTTGCCGGATTATGACGATTCCGATTCCTTATTCTTTGACTTTGAAGACCCGACCATTAGAGATATTGATTCAACCTTGAAATACTACGAATCAGGATTAAAGAACGGCTGGCTAAGCCCGAATGAGATTAGAGAGCAAGAGGGCTACGAAGGATTTGAAGGCGGTGAAAGCGTCTATATGCCAGTTATGATGATACCAATCGGCGAAGCGCCGGAAGGCAAAAAGAGCCACCCGGTAAATATTATCAGACAGCGCCGAAGCAAGACCGAGAAAATAGACAACTTGGTCAAAAACTTGACGGCCGAAGTTAAAGGCAGTTTTTCAAAAATCATTAAGTCAAAGTTTAAGGGGATTGATACTAAAAAGAAAACGCTAAAGGCCGTAAAAGAAGTAAAGCGGAAAAAAGAATCAACCGAATCAATCTTCGCCAATGAGAAACAAAGAACAGAATATATCAACAATTATGTCAAGAGAGCCGACCGGGAGGAAGCCAGTTTAAGAGTAAGATTGAGAACATTTTTTAAGAAGCAGGAAAGCCGGGTGATTGGCACAATCGGGAAAAAAGAAGCGGAGACCAAAGGAGTTTCAATCAGATTTAACATTCAAAGCGAAACCATGATAGCGATTAAGGCCTTTGAGCCATTGGTAAATGGTTTGATTGAAGAACACGGCCGGGATATAATGAGATTGCTTGGAATTGATACTTTTGAAATGACAACCGAAAGGATTAGGGATTATCTTAAAGACAACGGCCTGAAGTTTGCCGAGGAAATTAACAAAGCGACTAAGGAAAAGATTTTAGCCCAGATCGCGCAAGGAACGGAAGCCGGCGAATCAATAGACGATATCACCTTGAGAGTTAAAAGAGTTTTCCGAGATGCTAGAATTGAGCGGGCCAGAATTATCGCCAGAACAGAAGTCGCCCGGTCATCTAACTTCGCCAATGTTGAGGCCTACAAGCAGTCAGAGGTAGTTTCAGCCAAAGAATGGGTGACCACGCCGGACGAAAGATTATGCGGTTATTGCGAGGCCATGGACGGCAAGATTGTCGGGATTGATAAGAATTATTTTAACGAAGGCGATGAATACACCGGACACGCCGACCGGCCAATGGCGATTGATTACGGAGATATTGAACAGCCGCCATTGCATGTAGCATGTAGATGTACCACTATTCCTGTATTAAAATAGATTGATGGCATTTTTTACAGATTGTAGATGAACAAATAACATTAAATTAAATAAATTAAGTTGACCACTAAACGGGGAACTTAGGATAAAGATTGATTCTTTATTTTGAGCTCCCCGTTTTTTTAAAAAAATGTTATACGCAAAAGGATTCCTAAAAAAAGCAAAAGAGAACGGAGTATTTGTCGGGGCTGTTGCTTCAACCGGCGCGATGGACAGAGACGGAGAAATTTTAGAGCCGACCGGTTGGGATTTAACCAATTTCAGGAAAGCGCCGAGAATACTTTGGGGCCACGAAGCCCATTCTTTGCCGATTGGCAAGGCCCTTGATATTAAGACCGGCGAGAAGGGATTATTGTTTGACTTTGAACTGGCCGAAAAAGAAAATGATTTTGCCAAGAAGGTTGCCGATCTGATGAGGGGAGGATTCCTTAATACATTTTCGGTTGGCTTTATGGCTAAAGAGAAGGACGGCGATACTTTCAAGAAAATGGAACTTTTGGAAATATCGGTAGTCAATGTCCCGGCTAACGCCGATGCGATGTTGAGCCACGAATACAAATCTTTTCAAAAAGAGGAAAAGAAATTGTTTGAAAAAAATAATAAGGATATTATTCACCAGAAGCCGGTTGATGAGGATGAGAAAAGAATCAGGATACAGATTAACACTTGCGATGTCACGGCGACAATTCAAATATCTGAGAAACAAGGAATCAGCGCGCTTTATTGCGGAAAAGAAAAGAAAATTAGGACATACATTTTCTTAAAGTCAAAGGGCTGGACTATTCCGAAAGCGAAAAAATGGGTAGAGGAACACGCCGGCAAGTCATTTAAGGTTTATTTAATTGAAAATGAAATTAGGGTGCTATCAGAAAAAGACAAGATAGCCGTAAGAAATGCCATTGCTACCTTGAAAGGGGTTTTAGTTTCGGCCAAAGCACCGGACGAAAAATCCAAAACAAAGGGTAGCAAGAAAAAAGCAAAGGTCGGATCTCGTAGGGCTGACGATAGCAATCAAAACGCTATTTTACAGGCGCTACGAATTGCGGATCGCGCCATTGAGGGCGCGATTCATAACGCGAAACAGAAAAATGCTTAAGAAAAAGATCAAAAAAGTGAAAAGCGCTGATAATGAAGTTTCTAAACTGGTTGACCAGATTGGCCTTAAATTCCAAGAGGGGCTAAAACAGATTTTGGCCGTCAAAAAGGAAAGCAAGGATAATAAGGTTAAGAAAGGAAAAGTGATGCCAAAAGTAAAGATTAACGACTACAAAATCAAACTTTACACGACCAGAAGCGGTAAAAAGGTTGAGATTCCAAGATCAGATGCTGAACAGCTCGATAATTGGATGAAAGCTCTATTGCGCAAGGACTACGCCAAGATGGCCGAGATTTACCAGAAATGGGAGCCTCTTAACGAAGGGACTGCCGCCGACGGTGGGAACCTTGTGCCGACTCTTTTGTATAATCAGTTGATTCCTCTTTTAGAGGATGAAGCGGTTATTAAGGCTCGGGCTACGGTGATTGATATGACCGGAATGAAGACCAACGAATTGGATATTTCAGGAAGTGCCACCAAGCCGGTTGTCCAGTGGGGCTCGGAGCAAGCGGCAAAGGCTACTTCTTCTATGACTTTCCGACAGATTGATTTGACACCATACAAACTGGCCGCGATTGTCCCGGTAACGACCGAGTTGCGGGATGACAGCCCGTTTAATGTTGTCCAACTTCTGACGAAAGCCATGGGTGAGGCCTACATTAAGGCCGAGGAAGCGGCTTTTGCGACCGGAAGCGGCACAGGCCGACCGACTGGAATTTCTACCTATACGCCGATTAGAACTATTAGCGCTGGCGGGGCTTTGTCATTTGACCACATCAATTCTTGCTACTGGAGATTGCCACAAGCCTACCGAAGCCGAGCCGTTTGGCTGGCTAACGGCAGGACAATTGAGGTTATTTCCATGCTCAAGGATAGCCAGAACAGGCCGCTATTGCTTGATAACGGGATTTTGACTCAGCCGGGTATTCCAGCCCTAAAGGGCCGACCAATCCTTGAACAGAATGATTTGGGCTCAGCGACCATTTACTTTATTGATTTGAGCGCCTACTTTATCGGACAGAAGTTGCCGATGAAGGTTGATATCGCCGATCAGGCCACCGTCGCCGGGTATTCTCTGTGGGAACGGAATATGATTGCCATCAGAATTGAAGGAAGAGTTGATGGCGAACTTTCCACCACAAGGGCCTTGGCTACGATTACCGATAGCGGAGTATCATAACCTTGACTGATTGAGTTTTGACAATCCGGCCGGTGAAACGATAGCTGGCCGGAGAGATGAGGACTTAATCTTATGTTCAAAAAAAAATCACACAAAAAAGGAAAAAGTCGGATTAAGAAAAAGTTGAGGAAACTTAAAAAGATGATGTTGCCGGCTCGTAAAAAAGGCGGCTACATTACCAAAGAATCATGAGCGTCGTGACTTATGCCTTGACTACGCGAGCAAGGTTAAAAACATTTTTAGGCATTACCAGCACCGATGACAATGCCCTATTAGACAGCATTATTGATTCCGTTTCTAATTTCGTGGAGCATTTTTGCAACCGGCGCTTTCAGAAAACCGTCTACTCAAATCAGGTTTATGACGGCAACGATTCGCCATATTTAATGCTCAAGCAGTTTCCAGTTGTCAGCGGAGAGGATTTTACCCTCCAGCGCCGAGATAGTTTTGACAATCAAAACAGTTGGTCAACCATAGACAGCGAGCATTTCTTCGTTAAGGAATCGGAAGGAATTATCCATTATGTTGAAAGTTTCAATTTAGAAGGCGCGATATTCGTCAAAGCGCCGCAACATTACCGGGTAAGTTATACGGCCGGCTACGATTTTAACACCGCCGGAACTAAAACGCTTGAGAGTGTCGGATTAGGCGATTTAGAATTTGCCATTTGGAAATTATGCGCGAAGGTCTATAACCAGCGAAAGTCAAGCGGCGATGTCCAAAGCGAGAGCATTG